GCCCCGGGTGACACTCCCTATTTTTCTATATCCAGGCCGTGGCCTAACCAGAAGCGAGGCTTCTGCGGCGCTACTAGCGCATGCATACAATGATATTATGCGAAAAGTAATGAGAATGTGAGTACATAATGAATAACCAAGTACATTCGCGCATATTTTTGGCATTTTTATATATTAGCAATATTTACATATAGTTATGAGTTGCTGAACGAGCGTACGCTGCTCCAGCAAGGGACCTACTACGATTTTCGCGTCCCCAATTCACTCAACAGAAACATCCTACCTATGTTAATGAAACTTGGTGTTCACCAGGGTAAATATATGTCATAAATGCCCCAGTGGCTACCGCTGAAAATACTATAAAGGTACCTGCTTCTACCTTATAGTTGACGAAGAATGGTCTCATGTATGAATGCATGACAAATGTATAAGTCCATCCTGCTACCACTACAAATGTTGTTTTGAATTCCAAAGATTGAAGTACTCTGTCATCTAAAACGTTAACTACTGTGTTAGCTACTAAAGGACAAACTACTGCTGTTGTAATTCCTTTTGGAGAAGTTGCCATAACAGTCAAGTCATGGCGAAACAACTGGAGATCTCTGCCAAATACTCCAGCCCCATTCCTATTTGGTTCTCCATTTTGTAAGATTTTGTATTTAACACTAAGAGAATAACAAGCTACAATGGTTGCTGTTTTTAACCATTGAGTTGCATTAATTGATCCTAAGAAAGAATGTCGAACGTAGATTTTATCACGTTCGGGACCATCTGGCCACATAGTGTTCGTTGATGAATCTCCTACCATGTATTCAGCAGTAGTAACATTGTCTATTGAAATTTCTGGTTCTAGCGCTGGAACCGTTACTGAGTGGATCTTTTCTGTATAATCTATTCTGTACGGTTTATTGAGTAGCCAAGAATCTGGACTATCTGCTGTCCACTTAGTATTGATGGTAACTGTTTTCATGATTACTGACGATTCCGGCGCGTTTAGTTGCTATTGTGGTTCAGGATTGAAGAATGTGACATTGTAATTGACTTTCACTAAAAATGTCACATCGTCACCGTCTGCTGACCCTGCTCCTATGATGATTAATGTGAATGGTTCTGCTTGATCAGAAGCAGTGGCTTCATGAGATATGTAATGATTATAGCGGTTCAAAATGGTGGAGGGAATGTTCATAGTGGTAGTTTGCCAAGCCCTGCAGGTTGCGTTTGGTATTGTTTGTAATACCGCTGTAGGTGTGACTGCTCCGGCCCCAACTGAAGCATCAGCGCATATATGTAGAATGCACTTGGATGTTGTCGGACCCATGCCTTGCACATGGATTTTTACCGAATGATACTTATAGGATGAATGAATTGTTCCCATAGCATCTAGCAACATCATACCGGTATGGCCAGGACACATCCGGAACCTCTTTGCTGTAGCAAATTTAGAGGTTACATCGGCAATACACAATTCATTTCGACGAATTTGTGTTTTTCCTGTATTCATTTGCCTACCGATACTCATTCGTGCCATACGCCGTGCCAATTGGCGACCTGACGCCTGCGGTGGTGGCGGTTGTGGTGGTGGTGGGCGAGGTTGGGGTGGAGCCCTGCGGCCCCCGCGTCCTCGCCCACGTCCTCTACCTCTACCTCTTCCTCTACCAGTCATTACCAAAGTTTGAGTAATAAATGCCTGGTTTGTTCGACTGTGAACAGAAAAGGATGTTTCTTAAGATATGCGACCTCACAGAGGTACCCTTTATGTGCCTGTCTCAATTGATGCTCAATTAGCATTTGCTGACCTATTGATATTCCAAAGGCTCTTTCGAAATCAACTCGAGATTGGGGTGAGATGAATTGGTCTAACTTACTGATGTCAATCTTTTTCAAATTTACCATATAATTATACGCTGGATGCAATCTAAATTGAAACCATGCATCCTCTCCTGTAAGGTCTGCTGGTACCACTTGCTGTGTGGCTTCGAGTGTAGCCAGAGCATAGTCCTGCAAAATCGGAACACCTTGGTATAGGGCGTAGAGACCTATCGCGTCGGCTCGCATGCGCTTAACCCAATAAGTACCATGCCGTGGCCTGACACCAACCGTGCTCCCACTGAGGACATGCTTTGGATAGACTACAAATCTGGGACCTAAATGTGTACGTATAACTCTTGATTTGCAAAATTCAACATCTTCTAATCGGTCAACGACCTCCATTTTCATGACGAATCCAGTCTTACCATACCTTTCGTTAATTTGATCTTTAAACTTAATCCAATCTTTGCGCTCCATGATGACTATTCCATCATCTCCATCAACCATAAAATCGATAATAATACCCATAAACACCCAAAGAATGGTTAGAATATTGATCAGGCAGTTGCCAAGTGCTGTGTTAAGATCACCGCTCATGCGTTTACCTTTGGTACGGTATTTAACGCCATTGCGGGTTCGACACTTGTTGCTCAACTGCATTCTCAACAATTCAGCTAGCTCATAAAAAGCGGAGCAGAGGACATAAACTAGATGTTCTGCCTCTAACTTCCTCTTTTTCAAATGAGCATCCCACCTGTGGGCGTCCAGACAAAGTATGACTGGATCTTCGAAACGGGCTAACTTATCGATTAATAATTGGGCGCGTTGTCTATGGTTAAGGCCTTTGGCGACGCAACGTGTTGGAGGCAGATCGTTTATCTGCCCAGAACCGGTTACGTCGTATAACTTGGCTTCAATAGGCTTTAAGTGCTGGGCTAGGCGTGCACAATACTGGGGTGTCCGGTACTGAATCATGCGTGGGTCTTTGGCCTTAATCCCCACCTCATCATATTTGTCCGGTTTTACGAAAGCGGAAACGAACGCATGCTTCTTATGTAGACTGCCTTTGTCTAACATTTCATAAGCACGCGCGTACCGCTTACGTTTTGCCCCACTATAATGCTTTAAAACCTGCTCTGGTGTCCAAGGACTAATGACACCAACTTTACCAGCTATCAGCTTGGCGAAGTGCCGTATTCCGTCTACGTACTCCGAAGACTCATCTGGTGTCTTCATCATAACACGATTTGAGGCGGAAACTATCTCATTCCAAACACATGATGAATGTACCTCCGGATGGTATACTTCAGGCATTGTATTCCCCACTAATGGACGAAAGTGATATAATTTACGACGATGACAGCAATATGTAGGCTGAGGTCCATTGAACGCGCACCCCTCGTCATGAGAATGGCGAGGTGTCAAGGGTGTGCATAGAGCCTCAGTTGCTACAACGCTGTCCTAAACTATAAGTTTTTTCTTGAGTGGGATTTTGTGCGCCTTCTTACCGAACAATGACCATGTATGACCGGCTTTTCCTTCAGAGTTGAACGAGTGAAGTTTATGCATTTTGTCATTAACTTCCTCACCTTTGAAGTAATTCCGCATGGCATGATCGGTGGCATCTGGAGTATTGGCTACCAGGGCAGCCTGACGGGCGATGTCGAGGACATCTTTCTGAGAGAACTTGGATGTATTGTACTCGGTCTTCAGAAGAGCGGTTGCTTTGGCCAAAGCAGCAGACATGGTATCATTACACGGATAATTGGGTGAACTCATGATGTCCATCTTTATCCGGTATCCCAAATCTCCTGCTGCTTTGAATTCTCGCCGCACTTTTGACCTCATTTTGGCATCCAATTTCTCACCCGTAGGCTTGATGCTAGCTTCGTCACTAGCATAATAACCATATCCTTCTGAGTCAACAGAAGAATAAGTTATCGGCTGTCTAGCCGCCCCTGGTGGCATGGTTGGAGTGTTTGGAAGAGAACTGGAGACAGGCTCGGGAGCCTCTTCAGGTTGGAATGGTTTGCGTACCTTGAATACTACCACAGCTGTTGTGCGAACACCAGTAGATTTTCTACTCATCATTTCCTTCAATGTTATGTCAGAACCCTTTCTTACATGAAATGTCATTTTTACTGCTGTTTTACTCTTAATCCTACAGGTGACCTCTCTTTTGTTACCTGGAAAAGATGTTAACATCCTCTTAAATCCTTTATGACACATAAAGATGGAATGTGGTTCTGACACATCACTGGTGAACACTAACTCGAGCTGTGCTCCATCATACTTACCGCTTACACCCAGACCTGGGGCGAGTTGAACTTCAGTTTCAACGTCGCCTCCATTCCTTTCTTCAGCTTGCGCAGCTGCAGAAGTCCCTGGACTTCCACATCTACTTCCTTCAGTGGTTGACCCACTTGGAGCTGAAGGTTCAGGTCCAACTCGTGGGGGCTCAACTCCCCTTTGCCCTGGGCATTGAATGCTATCGGTGCTAGTCCCGGGCTGAGGCGACGGAGTTGTTGATTTTCCTCCTTTAGCCGCGACAGCTGGCTTTGCATCTCCTGCATTTGCCTCATCATGTCTTCCATGAGGGCCATCTGATTGGGTGGACACTGAATGTTTTGAGGTGGTGCCGATGGTATCTGTGGGTACAGTGGCACTGGCTGGTGTGGCGGCGGGTTGATGGGTTGGAATGCTGTCGGTTGATCTTCGCGAGGCACGAGGCGGGCTTTGTCTAGACTCTGGTCTAGAAACCTTGTCAGCCCTGGTTCCGCCATTTTTCGGTTGTTTTCCTTTGTTTTCCGACTTCTTCGGCAACAACGGAACATTGATATAAGTAGAGAGAACTCTACTAGCTGTATCAACGTCGTTTGCTTTGTATGCGGAGACTAAAAACGTCACCAAATAATGGACGGGCTCGATATTATGTGCCTTCAGATAGTCAACGACTTGCTTTCGTAAAGTTTGTTGATTACTTGGTTGACTCATGTGGACGCCGCGGGGTAGGTTAGCATAGCAATC